CCCACCGGTGGCCTGCGGCAGCGAACTGCTTTACACTGCGCCGCTTGATCCGATGGGAGACGACGCCGCTGCGCGCGGCGGCAAGGGAATACACATGAAGCGGTTTTTTGGATTCTGCATTCTCGCTGTGGCCGTGATGGCGGGGCGATCCGAGGCGCGTGCCGACGATTTCCAGCTCAGCCACAATCAGCGCATCGCCTGCGGGCGCGGCCTCAACGCCGGAAAGCTGCAAAACGTCAGTTGCAAATCCTTCGCCTATATCTTCAACAGCAAGACGTCCGAGTTCTATCGCTGTCAGGTCAGCGTCGCGGTGACACGCGACAACAAGGAAATCCTGCGGGTGGATACCGACGGCGCCTGCACACTGAAAGCCCGCTTGTTTCCCGAGAATTCATCCTATCTGTTCGACGCGACCGAGACCGAGCCGCCGAACACCAACAGCTTTTTCGGCGCCGGCGGCACGGCGATCTGGGTCGCCGACAGTACGCGCCTGAGCGCCAAGGGATGCATCATTCTCAACGTCGGTATCGGGTCCGACGTGATGAAGTGCGTCGATATGGCGTTCAACAAATAATCCAAGCCTTTCCAGCCAGGCCTTTCAGTTCGCGCCTTTCAGTTCGCGCCTTTCAAGTTCGGGCCTTCTGCTCCAACGCGTGTGCGCCGGCGGCCCATTCATCTGCGGCGGCGCTCGATCGGCACGGGGCGGCGAACGGCGATCCAGCGGTCGGCGGTGTGAATGGCCCACACCAGAAGCGCGCCCAGCGTCGCGATCAGTCCGCAAAGGACAAAGGAGAGGTCGGCGGCGGTCAGTGGGATGTCCATGAACCCGTTCCTTCGATTGTGCCCGGCACCGGCGCGTGACGTTGGCGGCCAGTCATGCCGGGGACGGCGGAGCGATAACCGCCACCACCGCGGGCTGTTCCCATGCGCGGCGACATCACGGCCTTGCATCGCGTGAACAGTAGCGGCCGCCGGATCATCCTTTCCTGACCGGACGCTTTATCCCGGCGGCACGTCCTGTTGCACGGCAGGGCCGATCAGAACGACCGGTCACCGACATCTAAAGCTGGCTCATGCCAGCCACACCGTGAGATGGAACTGCTGAGGACGCTCATTGCTGGCCAAGGGGCGGCGATCAGCGGCGATTGGCGTGGCCAGAGGGGTTCCAGAATGGCGGAGAGGGTGTCCGCCAATATAATGTTTTTGCTGTCCATAGCGACAACCGACAATCTCAAAAACCCTTGTTTTCCTAGTCTTTCCGCTTAGGTTGCCAACATGGTCGCACATGCTGGCAACCACCTAGATTAGGAAAGAGATTAGGAACGGACATGGCGCGCAATAGGCTCACCACAACGCAGTGCAACGCGCGTCGGAAGGCCGGAAAGCTGGCAGACGGCGATGGGCTGTATCTGCAGACCAGCCCCAACGGTAACAAGTCCTTCGTGTTCGTTTTCATCCGCAGCGGTCGGCGACGTGAGATGGGCTTGGGGCCGTTTGGCACTGGTACGGGCCAGGTTTCCTTAGCGGCGGCGCGTGACAAAGCCGACGAGGTTCGCGCCATCCTTGGGCGGGGTGGCGACCCATTCACGGAGCTATCCTCCCGCCGCGCAACCAGCCGGACGTTCGGCGCATTCGCTGACGAATGGGTCGAGGGCATGGAGGAGGGTTGGCGAAATGAGAAGCATCGGGCACAGTGGAAATCCACGTTAGGAACGGCTTATTGCGCCACCCTTCGGAAGCGCCCGATTGGCGACGTCACCACCGATGACGTGCTGAAGGTGCTGAAGCCTATCTGGCGGACCAAGGCCGAGACCGCCCGCCGCATCCGTGGCCGGATTGAGCGCGTCCTAGATGCCGCTAAGGCGGCTGGTGAGCGCGCTGGCGAAAACCCCGCTCGATGGCGCGGCCATCTATCAGAACTGTTGTCCAAGCCCGAAAAGCTACAGCGCGGCCATCACAGGGCAATGACCTATCAGAATGTGCCGGCGCTCATGAAGCAGTTGCGCGCGGCTGACGGGATTGCCGCTGCCTCCGTCGAATTCACGATTCTGACGGCTGCCCGGTCCGGGGAAACCCGTGGGGCGACTTGGTCCGAGATCGAGGGCGACGTTTGGGTGGTGCCGGCCAATCGGATGAAGGGGGGCAGGGAACACCGCGTTCCATTGGTCCCGCGGGCGCTGGAAATCCTTAAAGCCATGCAGAAGGTCCGGACTTCGACCTTCATCTTCCCGGGCCGCCGAGACGATCGGCCGCTTTCCGACATGTCGCTATCTGCCGTCCTGCGGCGCTTGAAGGTGGACGCAACCGTCCACGGATTCCGGTCCAGTTTTCGCGATTGGGCGGGCGATGCCACGGACTTCCCAAGGGAATTGGCCGAGGCAGCGCTGGCGCACCTGGTCGGAAACGAGACCGAGCGGGCATACCGGCGGGGCGATGCCCTCAAGCGGCGGCGGGAGTTGATGGAGGCTTGGGCACTATATTTAGCGAGCGGAGAATAATTTCAAACTAGAGCTTGACGATATGGCCTTAATGGTCCTATCTGGAGAGTTACCTACGCGGCTTCAGCCGCAAGCGTGACTGCCATTTGAGGACTTCGGTCCGGCAGGCGCTCCGGTCTACCCGACACGGCCGAAGACCACTCACTCAGTGGCCGGTACCGGCGTCCAACTTCATAGACCAACCTTGCACATCCAGAATCCGTCCCCGGACGAGCCCATGCTCGTCAGCATGAAGCGCGCCTGCGAACTCACCTCGCTGTCGCGCACCATGCTCAACAGATACCGCGCGGATGGCCGTTTCCCGGCTGCCGTTCCGCTCGGCGTCAAACGTATAGCCTTCGTCAAATCGGAAATCACCAACTGGATCGACCAGCGCATCGCGGCCCGCGGTGCGAACGACAACGCATGTCAGAAGGAAGCAGCATGACCGCCACCACCATCCCCACCACAGCCGAAGACACCGAAGCCGCAGTCGAGAGCATGACCGCAGAGGAGTTGCTCAAGGAGCTTGAAGGTCTCGCGCCGCCGGAAGCGCAAGTTGTGATGGAGGCCGCGTGATGAGCGACTTCTACATCCGCTTACTTCTCAAGCAGGACGGTCGTATCGAGGACATGCGCGAAGACCTCGACCCCGCGGACTTCGGTGGAACAGTCCCGGCGGTCGGCGATCGCTTTGTTCAACTGCTCAAAGGTGGTTGCGAAGGCTATCGCGTGGTGGAGCGCATCTTCGATGCAGGCTCGCATTTCAAGGCGGTCAGCCTCGTTGTCGAACGTACCAGCACCACCGACCTAGAGCATCTGCCGCGTTTCGATCGCAGCAGATAGCGCAACAAAAGCCTCGGCCATCGTCACGGCCGGGGCGAGCTTCCGCACGACTGGCAATAGCCGGGTGCGACACATCTCCATCGGAGAAATCTACCTTTGAAAATCACAGCGTATCGCCATGGGCATGGCGAGGGTCGGCGCATGGGCGTTTTTGACGTCGAGATCGTGCCGGGCATTACAGTCAACCACCTTGCCTTGATCAGGAAGCCTGACGGACAGATGCGGGTATTCGGCAAGGGCCTATTCCTCAAGCGCCACGCCGAGCAACAATTGATCGAACTTGCGCTCGCGGCCTCGACGGTGGGAGGCGCGCGTGGGTAATAGACGCAAGTGGGCCGAAGATGCGGCGTGGCTTGCCTCAAAAAACCAGATGGCGGAGGAGTGCGAGTTCGGGCAGTGGGAGTCCGCGCTGCTCCTTGCTCGCCTTTCCCATAAGCAAGGCAAGCCCGGAGCCGAGAACGATCTGGCCGAGATCAAGCGCGGTCACGCTGAATGCCGGCGGCGCCTTCATCGAGCCGTCGCGGAAGCCGAGCGAGAGTTTGCCGAGCTTCGGAAACTTGAAGTCGAACTTGACGAGAAGGCAGCCAAACGTCGGGCTGCCAAGGCGCGGAAGGCTGTGGAAGCGAGGGCGATGCAATGAGCAAGCCCGACAAGAAGCTCGACGCCATCGGCGCGCTCGATCAGTTCCAGTTGCTTCTATATGCCAGTAAGGACACGCGCCTGTCGGCCTGTGACTTGGCGGTGCTTGGTGAACTTACCGACCGCTACACCAAGAAGGACTATGGACCGTACAAGGCCGGCTTCACGCGCCCAACCGGGTACACCCACCTTGTCCGGGAAACCGGGTATGCTCGGACCTCTGTGCGAGAGTCGTTAGCTCGCCTTCAAGAACATGGTTACATCCGCATCGCGCACGATGGATGCGGTACCCGCGGCAACGATTACGTCTTGAACTTTAATTGGAGCCGCACGGTTGCCGCGGCGATCGCCAAAGAAGTTGATGCGCGCAAGGTTGCCAAAAAACGGCGACACCGCGCTAGTGTGCCGGAAAACCGACACTCTAAAGATAACCAGCTAGTGTGTCGCTCCAGCGCACCACTACGGGACATAGTATGCCGGTCCAGCGACACACTAACTGACCTAGTGTGTCGGTTGAGCGGCACCCAAACCTACGTGGGACCTACGGGTCCCTACGTGGGTGCCGACATGTCGGCGGGCACTGATAGGGTGCCGCCGCCAGTCGTCACGAAAAGGATTGTTGCCACGAGCGTTGAAGAAGAGGACGGCATCAAGTGGTTAGCGGTGGATTTTGACACCGGCCTTTCCGACTTCATCATGATAGAATCCGACGACGCCAGCGATCAGCAGGAGGGATGGGAGCGGCTGAATCGCCTGACGTCTTCTGCGGGCCTCGGGGATATCGAAGACGCATCTGAGCTTATCGGCCACACCGTGCGTATGCAGGGAGACCGGTATCTGTCGCCATATGAAGAGGCGGCCAACGACAACAGCGTCGACAATCAAAAAGCCGCCTGACGGCATCCACGAGGAAACCACCACGATGATTCACCACAACGATAACCAGCCGCTCCACACCGACTCCTTCCCGGATACGCCGGAGGGCCTTGCTGCAAGGCGTGCCTGGCTGGCATCCGCGCCATCCACCCACGTCAGCCACCATACGCAACCGCCCGTGATGTCTTGGGCCAAGCGCGGACGGGACGAGGAAACCTTCATGGGAATCCGCATGTGGCAGCGGCTTACCGAACCGGCGCGCATGGTTGCGAACGACAACGAGGCTCAGGACGAGGATGATATCGAGGCAGGTGTGCCGCCGGCACTTCCGAACCTGGATCGGGAGATGATCGATGTCTCAGCGAAGCAACTGATCTGGGCGCACAAGCACGGTATGACGCGCTGGGTTGGCAATAAGATGGTGAAAGTATGGGACGGCCACAAGTGGACGAGCCCCGAGGAACGCTTCGGCAAGGTGCGCACGCGGAAAAGCGACAAGGCCGACGCCGAATATTTCGACGCTGAGGTGCCAGACGCGCAAGATGAGCTAAACCGCTCGCTTGATGTGGAGCGCCTGCGCGTCCGGCTCGGCAGCAAGAACGGCACCATTCTCGACATGGCTGCCGGCGACAGCACCTTGGCGGAGATCGGCGAATACCTGGGATTCGGCGGCCAGTATGCGACAAGGATGGCCGGCAAGGCCGTGAAGGATGCCGTGGCGGCGTTAAATGCGGCGCTGGCCGAGGAGAAACAAGCTGCCTGAGCAGCTTGGCTGGGTGCACTGTATCACGAACCCTTCCCGAATATTTTCCTCCATCCCGGAGAACTATCAATCGTGAACTTTCTCACGCGCGTTTCCGCATTTTTGCATTGCGGTTGGGCCTGATTTACGGGCTCTTCAACCCACATTGCATTTTGTGTCTTCCGGCCAATAGTTATCGTCGTTTTGAAGCATCCGAATGCGCCGTCATCGACGGCAACCACCTCATATGGAGTCCAATTCCGGATATCGTACTCAAAGGGCGAATCCATTCTTCCGATTTGCAAATTGCCGATGGCCTGAACCGAGGATATCCAGCACTCTTTCCGATCCTTATAGCAGGCGATGCTGTACGTGTTATTCGGATAGGCAAGCCCATCCCCGGTGAGCGTTCCGGATACGTTGACGACGGTCTCGCTGTCATGGAAATTCTTATCAGCGAATATAATCGACATTTCATCGGCTTGATGACGTTGGCTTTGCAAATATAAAAGAGTGCCTGCTCCAGCGACGAAGCCAACAATTGCTCCCACAATCAAAAAAACGAATTTCATTGGTTTCAGCCCAAAACGGTCAATTTGGATGCATACGCAACCGAGTGTACGCTCGCAAGCGGTCCAAACGCTTTAGTAATTGAAGGGCTCGTTTTAGTTCTTCACCGTTTTCCTCGTGAAACTCGTCGCGGTTCGATCCCGCCGCACTTCTTTTCCCGTTAGCGCCAGACGCGACGGAAGCGCCCGTTGGGGCGGTTTTCATTTGCCCATTAGCGGCTGCAACTTCATCAGCACTGGATAGCAAAATGTTCGAACGCTGGCATCAGCGCCATTTTACCATGGAGGAGGCTGCCGGATTGGCAGGTATGCCAGTCGGCAGTTTGCGGGTCCTCGTCGCCAGAACGCCTGCCGAACTGTACAGCGTCAAGCGCGCCAACCTTCGATGGTTTTCGGCGAAGGACTGCGCCGTCATCCGCACCGCGCAGGAACTATGGCGCGGCGGCATGGTGCAGCTTGTCGCCATCGCTACGGCGTACAACTTGCTCGACTACACGCTCCCGGATCGCGACGACTTCCTTGTGGTCCGAGTTGGCACTACCAGCCACACCGACGGTCGATACGCCACCCGAGAAGAGGTACAGGCGCTTCCGTTCGATACCAGCACGCAGATCGTTCCCATCGGCGCGATCACCCATGGCGTTGCTGAAGCCGCCCAGAAACTGGAAGGCAAGGCGTCGATCTGATGTGGCCGTTCTCCAATAAGCATGACCCTAGCATTGAAGAAAAATCCCTCGCCAATCCAGAGGATTGGTTGCGCGAGATCTTCGGCGCGGTGCCGACCGTCGCGGGCATTGCGCCGCCGTCACCACGGCTTGCCATGCAGTGTGCGCCCTTCCGTCGTGGTGTTGCGGCGATCGCTGAGCCGATGGGCAGCCTAACGCCGCATGTTTACCGACGCGACGGTGAAGCCCGTGTCCGTGACATGACGCATCCGGTTGCGAAGCTGTTGCGCGATCCCAATCCATGGATGTCTGCTTCCGATTTTCGCGAGCAGTTGCAGCGGGACTGCCTTCTGCACGGTAACGGCCTGGCGGTTATCACCCGCGTCGACGGCGAGCCGCGCGAGATGCTCCGGCTCGATCCGACCACCATCAAGATCGAGACCGACGACTTCGGCGCGCCGGTCTACCAACAGCAGTCGGGCACTCAGCGCGAGATTCCGCGGGAAGACATTTTTCACATCAAGGCCGCCAGCCTCGATGGCGTGAAAGGCCAATCGCCAGCGACCGAGTGTTGGCAGGCTATCGCCGTTGCGCTCTTGCTGGAGAAACATGCTGCGGCGTTGTTCAGCCGAGCGGCGAAACCCGGCGGTGTTGTCGAGGTTCCGCAGGATGTTCCGCAGGATGGCTACAAGAGCATGATAGATGCTTGGAAGGTTAGCGGCGATGGTCCGGAAAATATCGGCAAGACGCAATTCCTCATCAACGGCGCGACCTTCAAGCAGCTCACAATGTCATCGACCGACGCGCAGTTCCTCGAACTGCGTCGTTACGCCGTTGACGAAATCGCCCGCGCGCTCAGTGTGCCGCCTTCCATGCTCTATGAGTTGGGCAGGGCGACGTGGGGAAACTCCGAGAACCAGTCCGCGTCATTCCTGACGTTCTCGTTGATGCGTTGGATCAAGGCGTGGCAGAACGAAATCCGCCTGAAGCTGTTCAAGCCGGACGAACGCGACGATTACTTCGCGGAGTTCAACACCGACGATCTGTTGACGGTCGACTTCGCGGCGCGCGCTACCGCCTACGGCCAATATCGATCCATGGGCGCAATGACGGGTAACGAGGTTCGCAAGGGCCTCAATCTGCCACCGCTACCAGAAGGCAACAGCCTTTCAAACCCCCACATCACCACGCCGGCAGCGGCGAATGATAACCGCAAGGACAACAGCAATGCAGCTTGAGCGCATTGAATGCAAAGCCGCGTTCACCACCGATGATACCGGCATGATCGAAGGCAAGGCGTGGGACTTCGCCACGCCTGATCGCGTCGGCGACGTGATTGAACCGCAAGCCTTTGCGTCCGCGATCGGCAAGACTTTGCCCATGCTCTACGGCCACGATCGGCCCGTGGGTGTGTGGAGCAACATCGCCGTTGATGGCGAAGGCTTGAAAGTTAAAGGGCGGCTCCTCGTTGAGGACGTGCCCGAAGCGAAATCTGCCCGCGCGCTCGTGCGTGCCGGTAGTGTGACGGGCCTCTCAGTGGGCTTCGTCACGAAAAAGTCCGCTCCGCGCAAAGGTGGCGGCCGGACCATCTCTGACCTCGATCTCGTCGAGGTTTCGATTGTCGCCGTTCCGGCTCATGCCGCCGCGCGAATTACCAACGCAAAGGATCTGCAATCCATGACTACCGAAACTATCGAAAAACCGGAAGTGAAGCCCGAAGCTAAGGCTGATCCGGTTATCGACACCAAGGCCATCGACGCCATCACGGCTCGCGTGACTGAACTTGAGACCAAGCTCGCCCGGCCGAATATCCAGGTCAAAAAGGACGACGAACCTTCCGGCGAAACGAAAGCATTCGCTTCCTATCTGCGCCTTGGTAACAGTGCGCCGGCCGAAGAACTGAAGACGCTGGTTGTCTCGTCCGATCCGCAGGGCGGCTATCTCGCGCCAACCGAGATGTCGACCGAGTTTATCCGCGACCTGATCGAATATTCGCCGATCCGCGGTCTCGCAACGGTACGCAGTACGGCGTCGCCTGCCGTGTCCTATCCCAAGCGTACTGCCGGCGTGCAGAACGCGAAATGGAAGGGCGAGACGCAGACGCAGGAACAGTCAGAACCGGCTTTCGGCCAGGTTGAGATCCCGGCGCGTGAGATCAACACGTTTGTTGATATTAGCAATCAGTTGCTTGCCGACAGTGCCGGCGTTGCTGAAGCGGAAGTCCGTATGGCGCTCGCCGAAGACTTCGGCCTGAAGGAGGGAACGGCGTTCCTCAAGGGCGCCGGACCGCTTGCACCGGAAGGCATCCTTAACGCGGCTGGTGTTACCATCATCCCGACCGGTAACGCCTCTACGCTCGGCACCAACCCGGCCGACCTCATGATTGATGTCATGTATTCGCTGCCTGCGGGTTATCGCGGTCGCGGCACCTGGCTCATGAACGGCAAGACGCTCGCTGCCGCGCGTAAGTGGAAAGACGGAACCACGGGCACCTATCTCTGGCAGCCCAGCTATCAGGCTGGCCAGCCGGAAACACTGCTCGGCCGTCCGGTGGTTGAGTGTCCGGACATGGATGACATCGGGGCTGGCACCACGCCGATCGTGTTCGGTGACATCGCCACCGGCTATCGCATCATTGATCGCATCGGCCTGTCGATCTTGGTGAATCCGTATCTGCTCGCCACCAACGGCATCACCCGCATTCACGCGACCCGTCGCGTTGGCGCAGCGGTTGTTCAGCCTGCGGCGCTGCGCAAGGTGGTTTGCAAGACTGCCTAGTCGATCAGGGCGGCTCGCTTAGGGCCGCCCACCGCTCTTTCTGAAAGGATCTATATATGCGTGACATTGCTTCCAATATCGGCGTGAAGAACGCCCTGTCGCCGGCTGTTCAGGCCGCCACCATCAAGGGCAACGCGATCGACACCGCGGGCTTTGAAAGTATCGCATTCGTCGTCAACACTGGTGCGATCGCATCTGCCGGTGACTTCACTGCCAAGGTGCAGGAATCGGACACGACCACGGACGGAGACTTCACCGACGTTGTCTCCGCAAATCTGGTTGGCACACTTCCGGCCACCCTTACCGCCGATGGTTCGTTCAAGCAGTCGTACACCGGCCACAGGCGCTATGCGCGCGTCGTGCTGACCAAGAACGGCGGCACCTCGATTGCTGCGGGTGCGGTTGCCGTCCTCGGCCACGCGCACAGTCGGCCTGTAGCGTAACACAATAAGGTAGCGCGGCGACGGTCGCGTTACCTCGGCGGTGATGTTGTGGTGCCGTGCTCAGCATCCGACATCACCGCCACCAATCCGAGCGGGTGTAACCTATGAGGGCTCCGCGGCCAGTCCGACAACGGGAACGAATCCCGCTCGCACCCGCGCGGTCAGACATAGAGGGTTCAAGGATTCGAAGGCTGCACTAATTCATGAAACGCTTATGTCGATGCGGCAGGTTGGTCGAGAAAGGCAAGGCTTGTATATGCAAGCCACCACGCAAGGACCGCAGGCCGAGTGCTGCACAGCGTGGGTATGACGAAGACTGGCGCAGGCTGCGTGCTGCACATCTAGCCATCGAACCGCAATGCAGGTGGTGCCCGGCCAAAGCCGAGCATGTCGACCACATCAAGCCGATCTCGACGCATCCGCATCTGCGTCTCGACCCAACAAATCTTCGCTCGTTCTGCCACTCGTGCCATTCACGCCACACCGCGAGGACGAAGGGCAGGGGGTAGGTCCAAACTTTGCGAAAACGCTAGGGACCACACGCCCCTCCTCAGCGCGCAATTCATCAGAATCAGGAATTTCAGCCATGCCGATCGTGACGGTCGACGAGTTCAAAGCACACAGCCGGATCGACTCTGACGACGAGGACGATCTGATCGAGGGCAAGATTGCCGCGGCGCAGTCGCAGATTGAGTCCTGGCTCGGGTACAACATCACGGCGCGCTACGGAAACGATAGCCCGTCCGAGATTCCCGCCGACCTGAAACAGGCGGTGCTTGCTTTGGCCGCGCACTTGTACGAAGTGCGGGAGGCCAGCATCATCGGCGTATCGATCATGACCGTGCCGCTCAGCGTGCGCGATACGATCGCGGCGCGCCGCGATTACTTTGGCGTGCCCGGCACTGCGTGATGCGCGGACGGAAGGCCGAAGTTAAGGCGCTGGACGGCGCGCTGAGCAAAGTGCCGCCGGCTCCGACCACCATGCCGGATCGTGCCAAGCGGGAATGGCGCGAAGTCCTTGGCGTGCTGGTGAAACAGCGGAAGATCGCAAAGCACGAGTTGGCGATCGTTGAAGCGTATTGTCGGGTTGTCGCGCATATTGCGGATTGCGAGGCCGCGATCGCAGACCATGGCATGGTGATGGTGTCGCCATCGGGTGAGACAAAACGGCGGCCGGAAACAACACTGCTCAAGGAATATCACGCCACGCTGGCAAGGCTGGCGAGCGAAATGGGCATCACGCCAGCAAGCAGAGAAAAGAACAAGGGCGGCGCACCAGGTGACGACGCAGACGACATTCCGGCCGGCGTGGCTCTATGACGATAGCCCGATCCACGATCCCCTTGGATTAGGGCAGAAGGCCGTCGACACGATCAAGTGGTTGCGGCATCCGCGCTCGACATTACCGGGCCGCGCGCTCTTCCTGCCGCCGTACTTTGAACGGGTGGTTCGCAAGGTATATGGCGACGTTCGCGAGAACGGCCAGCGCAAGGTGAAGACCGTCTTCGCCTTGATCCCAAGAGGTGGGCGCAAGACGACACTGGCCGGCGGCCTGGCCATGCTTCACATGGCGCATAGTGACTTCCGAGTCCCGCGCGGACTTGTGGTGTCTGGCGCCGTCGATCGCGACCAGGCGCGGCTCTGTTACGATGAGATGCGTGGCATGATCGAGTCCCACCCGCGGATGGTGGAGGCGTTCCACATCCAGGACTCCCGTGCTCGTATCACCCACAAGAAGTCGGGTTGCATGTATCGGGCGCTGTCGTCTGAGGCGGCCAGCGCTCACGGGTTGACGCCGGTCTTTGCTCACGTCGACGAGCTTCATGCCCATAAGAAGCCGGACCTGATTGACGTCATCCGCACCGGCCTGACGAAAACGCCGGGCAGCCTATTGGTGGTGACCACAACCTCGGGCATCGGCCGGGAGAATATCGCATACGATATGTACGCCTACGCGCGTAAGGTTGCGGCCGGCGAGATAGACGATGAATCCTTTCTACCGTTGCTGTGGGAAACATCGCCAGACGCCGATTGGGAATCCGAAGACGTATGGCGCGCGGTTAATCCCGGTCTGGATTATGGTTTCCCCGACATCGACGGCTTGCGCACCTTGGCGCGAGAGGCGAAGCACCGGCCAGCGCAGCGTGAGGCATTCAAGCAGTTACACCTAAACGTCTGGCTCGACGGCGCAGCCGAGCCGGCTTGGGATATGGCCGTCTGGGATCAAAATGCCGACGCTTTCGATCTCGACGCGCTGCAAGGCTGCAGGGCTTGGATCGCAGCGGACCTCAGCCGTCAGTTGGACATCACGTCAGTAGCCACCGTGATCGAGTTGCCGGATGAAAGGCTTGCATTGCACGTGCAGTCCTTTTGTCCGGAGGAGGGCATTCGTAAACGAGCAGGCGTGGACTCGGCACCATATCCGCTTTGGGTCGAGCAGGGATATTTGACGGCGTGTCCCGGCGACACCGTCGACTTGAGCATGGTCGAGGAACACATCCGCAAGCATTGCGACCTTTTCAATGTTCAGGAAGTGAACTTCGATAAATACGGCGCGCGGCAGTTGATGAAGGATCTCGACGACGATGGCCTGCCTGTCGTCGAATTTCCGCAAAATCTAATGACCTATACGCCGGCCGTGAACGCATTCGAGCGCGCCATGTTCGAGCGCAAGTTATGCCACGGCAATAATCCGCTGGTCAGATGGGCGGTTTCAAACGTGGTCCTTTACAGCGATGCGAACTTCAATCGCCGGCCCGACAAGAAACGCGCGCCCGATCGTATTGATCCGGCCACGGCCTCGATCATGGCTGTAGGTCGTGCGCTCGCTGACGACGGCAAGCGAATTCTAGTTCTGACGCCGGACGAGTTGCTGGCGTGAGATGTTGCCGACCGCGGATGTACCGGCGGCAACCGTTAGATACCACACAGGGGGAAAACACGAATGGCCATTTTCACGGGCCTTTTTGCAATTGCAGAATTGGCGGTCGGCTTCATCGGAGCTCTCGGCGGGATCGGCACCTTCGCTGCACCAGAAACATTTATCGAGGGAGAAAATGATGAGCGCGCTTAACGTTTTCGTTTCGGAAAATCGCGTCGACATTTACTCAGATGGTGCCGTTTACACCAAGGACGGCGAAGTTGCCGGGCTGATGTCCAAGGCCCTTGCGATTCCGCAGATGTCGGGCGCGGTTGCCTGGGTTGGTGCACCGCAGACCGGATTTCTGGCTGCCGGAATTATCGGTGACATGGCGCTTCGCAGTATTGATGATGTGCAGGATAGTTTTGGCAACAAACTAAGAGAACTCTATTCTCCAGAAGGATTTGGCCCGAATCCCTTTGAGATCGTTGTGGTTGGTAAAATGAAAGACGGCGCCCTGAAGGCGCTTCACTACGCGCGCGACAGTCAGCCCGATGGGCGGAAACCTTTCCAGGCGAAGGTAATTCGCAAGTTTTGCAGCCCGTATAGCGGCAGCTTCTCGACGGCCATGGATGAATTCAACGGATCGCCGGAATCGGGTCTCGGCCTCATGGGGGCGCAGCGCCGCTATAAATTTGTAGCAACCGAGACTCAGATTGAAATGTTTGCTGTTGGTGGATTCTGCCAGCACACCGTCATTTCGGACGATGGCGTTTCGATGAGGGTCTTGCGCACCTGGCCTGATGAGATCGGGAGGAAGGTTGAGCCGTAGTTATGCCCGACGATATCCAATCGTTCCAAAAGCAAATCAGCCAATTGCCGATCAAACGTAAACGCCAGCTTGCTACCGCAATTGCGTAGGAAGCCGACAGATTAGTAGCAGCCATCAAGGCGACAGAAGGCTGGCGAAGAAAGTGGGGGAAATTCGCCCACTTTGGCGGATCCGAAAACCGGACGAGGGGAGTGACGATCGCAGAAGTTTTGCTTGACGGGGACGGGAGAAAGAAAACTATGTTCTTCTCGCTTTGGGTTGGGCATGAAAAATGAGCAGACTATCGACCGTTCGCATTAGACGCTTTAAGCGTATTGAAGATGCAACAATTCCACTCGCTCACGTCACCACGTTAATTGGTGCTAATAATTCTGGAAAGAGCAGTGTGCTCCAGGCGATCCACTTTGCGGTCTCAATTGCTCAGACTGCTAAATTAATCGGTGAGGGCGTATCGTGGCAACGAGACGCTTACGCGCTCTCATTTAATCCTTCGCAACTTCTATATTCACCGGTCTCTGATGTTCTTTCGCTCGGGACCGGAGGACGACTTGGCGAACCGAAAGAGAGCCAAATTGAAATCGAGCTTACGGCTGAGGGCGGAGAAGTAACGACAGTTGGACTTAGGCGGGGGCGCAATCGGAACATCGCTGTAACCATATCGGGGCGCGCGATAGGTGAACAGCTCATGGCCTTGGACGCACCGTTCACTGTTTATGCCCCTGGTCTTGCCGGAATTCCCAAAGAAGAACGTTATCTATCTGCCGGGGTCGTTCGACGTATTGTCGCTAGGGGCGATGCTAACCTCACGCTGCGAAACGTCTTAAGAATGCTCAAGGATAATCCCAAGGCGTGGAGTGAGTTTCATGGGAGCATGAGAGCAATGTTTCCTCACATCTCCATTGATCTCGATTTTGACGCAGCTACCGATGAGCACGTCAATGTGTTTTTCCAAATGGAGGATAAGCGCTTTCCAATTGATGCCGCTGGTACCTCTGTTTTGCAGGCGTCTCAGTTACTCGCATATATATCGCTCTTCTCTCCGAAGATACTGATCCTGGATGAACCAGATTCGCACCTTCATCCCGATAATCAGCGCCTGCTCTGCAATATGGTTGCTGACCTTGCTCACGAGCGCGGCTTTCAGGTTCTTATTAGCACGCATTCACGTCATGTACTTGACACCTTGAGTTCACGAGGACAACTGGTCTGGATGAGTAAGGGAAAGGTTGTAGATCAGCCTGATAAGACCACTACAGCAGTGCTGCTTGATATTGGCGCTCTTGACTCTGTCGACTATTTCGCTGACGGCGCACGACGATGTGTTGTTGCCACCGAAGACACCATTTTAGAGCCGTTAAAGCTTATTCTATTGAGTAACGGATTTGTTGAATCTGAATTTGAGATTCGCACCTATGCGGGGTGTAGCAAGATTGATTCAGCTGCAGTGTTAGGACAATTTCTGTCAGAGAAAGCTCCGCACGTAAAATTCGTAGTTCATCGGGATCGCGACTATATGTCTGGAGATAGAGCAACTCAGTTTGAGGAACAGCTTAGAAAATCGGGGTCATTTCCCTTTCTTACGGAAGGTAATGACATCGAATCATATTTTTTGTCGGCAGAGCATCTTCACGCCCTAAACCCGGCTATCTCAGTGGAGCGAATGCGTGAGATCATTGAACAGGCAACAATAGAAACAAAAGAAAAATCACTTGAGGCTATCATTAATATGCGAATGGATGAGGCTTTTGCCACGCGTCGTGCGGGAGGGGTCACTCCGAATTATGGAAAGATTGCAGTGCAGGCATCTGCCGACTACGATTCAGATCCGATCGCATATAGACGTGGGAAGATTGTTATGGCGAGGTTAAAGGCGCTCCTTCAGCTGGAGTTGAAGGTGAACCCACGAATATTTTTTCAAAGTGAGTTTCTGAGGGTTGCTGAATTGTCGACACTCTCGGGAGCTATATGGACCAAACACGAGGCCATGTCCGGTGGCAGTGATGAAGTCGATGCCGTTCTTAATTGAAATAGAGGCCGCCGCCGAGGCTGAGTGTCTTGGGGCAATCAATTATCTGGCGGGGTGCGTGGCGTGGGTGAGGGAGCAGCGATAATGTGTTGTCGTCGACTCACTAGGGGAGATGTCCATGGGCGGTGGTTGGAGGGAGATAATCGGTCAACACAAGTGTGAGTGCGGAGCCGTTTACAAGAAGATTTCCACACAGACTCCATTTACAGACACAGATTCAGCTGAATGCGAGGTGTGTGGTCGAAGAATGGATAGTTGGCGAAACTCTACCTCGTTCCGTTCTTATGAACTCTTGAAAAGGCCATCAGAATGATGTGGTGGGCTCGCCGGACCCACACGTAGCGCCGACCCTCTATGGGGGCCGGTACTAAATCTGCGGGGGCAGGCCGGACGGATGATCCCGGAGCAAGTCTTCGATTTCCTTGAGCCAACCGACAAGGACAGTGCGCCACGACAGCGTTTCATCCCGTCCGTCCGCGCTTATCTTCAGGCCCCGCTCGTCTATTTGCGAAATCATCTGCACCAATTCTTTGCGCCTTCGGTGCAGATACGCGATGTTTTCGCGCAAGTTGTCGATGTACCGTCCTACGGGCTCAGGCACGGGATATTCGCCCAGAGCGTAGCCCTGGCTGGTTCTTTTGCCGATACCAAGCCAAACCCCCGCGCGCTCCTGGGAAAGCCCAAGCTCCTTTATGGCGGCCTTGTATTCGGTGGGGGTCACTTCTTCACCTTCAACGCCATTTCTACCAGCCTGCGGATGGCTTCGCTGCGTGAGGGCTTATTCGGCTGACGAGCAGCCCATGCGTCCAACTGCGCCATGAATTCGTCGGACAGGCGGAAGGTGCGGGTTGGATCCCGACCTGTGGCGGGGCGGCCTGCACCAGTCCTTTTGCCACCGTGGGATTTTGGTGTTGCACTTTTCATATAATGGTGTTACCAAATTCATGATTGCGACGCAAGCGGCTCGCCGAGGTGTGTCACCACCTGCAGCGAGCCTAACCCGCACCATGAGGTAAGTCATGCCGCAGGCTGATTCTGCGAATACCACAACTTTGCCCGTTACCCGCCAACAGATCGAAGCCCAGGTCGACGCTCTGATCGACTTGCTTGACACCCTAGACGCCGATCCGGACCTGGAGCCGGACCTGACCGGCTATTCCACCGGTATGGATTCGCGCGAAGGCGACGACCCCGACCTCGAACCGGACAGCGACGACGAGCCAAGTCTCGGCTGGCAAGGGCCGTCCGGCTGGCTGGGCGAATCGACGAACCAGGCCGACCCAGGCTTCTACGGTCGGGGCGATGATTCCGAAGACGAGCACGACGGCGGCGAGCCGGACGTTGAAGACGAGTTTTCGCTTGGTTGGACTGCCGCGGCCAACCAGGACACTGCCGTGCAGGATAGCATCCGGAGTGATGACCGCGAGTTTGACGAGGCCGATCTGGAGCCCGACCTTGGCTGGCACAATGAGACCGGACGCAACTATGTCGGCTCACCCATCCTCGACGGCGAGACCACCAGCCCGGAGTGGCCAGCGGAGCATCCGACCTGGCAGCCGCCGAAGCACCGTGTCGTGGCACCGCCGGTGCCGACTATCCCCATGAGCATTTGCAAGCGGGTGTCGCGATGAACGACAACATCACCCTCACGCCCAAGCAGGAAACCGTGGGCGCACTGATGAGTGAACTTGGTCACCGAGCGGGGAATGCCGAATCCGCTGCGCTGGTCGTCGATATGCTTCTGACAAACGCCGATTACGAGTTGCCGGAGGGCACATCGTGGCTGACTTCGGCTCTTGTCACCGAGGCGGTGAAGGCAAAGGCGGCCTACGAGGAACTGCGCGACCATCTGCGCAAAACCGGCGTCATGGTTCTGTAACGACAGAGCCCGCCTCGGTGACGGGGCGGGTTTTCTATCCAACGCCTTGATTGGGAATCAGATTAGGAACGGTATCGCTTAAATCTGATATTTATCAATAAAATCAATTATATAATGCGAATTATTGGCGGAGAGGGTGAGATTCGAACTCACGGTACCCTTGCAGGCACGGCGGTTTTCAAGACCGCTGCCTTAAACCACTCGGCCACCTCTCCATGAAGCTCCTCATGCGGGAAGGCGCGGCGGATTGCA